AGCGTCTGCATTACGAGGACAGGCAGACCATAGAGGCTATGAGTAAGCAGGGCAGCAGTGTAAGTGATATTGCAGAGGCACTGGGAACGCATAGGGACACAATTTATAGGGAGTTCAAACGCTGCAACGCCACACTGAAAACCTACACGGCGGCAGCAGGGCAGCAGGCGTTATAAACAAGAATAACAAAAGAGAGGTAAGACACATGAAAAAAGTAGATTTTAATAAATTGCAGGCAGGCGACTTAGTAGAAGTGCCACGCACACAGTTTGCACCTATGCGTAGAGGCTGGAATGGCTGGGTATTCAGTGAGGCAGTAGTAATAAGAAAGGGCGTAGGAAGAAAAAGCAAAAAGAATGTAGTCGTAGTGGAAATGAGAACACCAGCAGGAAAGAACAGCTACGGGACTATAGAGGCTACATTTTACGCAGAGAATGTTTTTACTACGCCAGCAGCAAAGAACGCAAGAAACATTTTGAAGAAATACGGAATAGAGGACGCAGAGAGCTTTTACAAATTCATTGAGCGGGACGACGTAACGGGCTGCGATTGGATAAGGTTTTTAATAGAAAAAGGCTTTTTATTTAATGAGTAGGCGGCAGCAGCCGCCACGAGTGCCGTTAGTTCAGTTGGTTAGAGCAGCCGCCTCATAAGCGGCAAGTCGTGGGTTCAAGTCCCACACGGCGCATTGCGTAGCAGGCATGGCGAGCCTGCGGCAGAGGGCAGCAGGCTAATAGCTGCAATCTGTATACCGTGGAAAAATAGCGGCGGTCATACCAGCCAGAAAGTATGTGGACAGTCAACAGGTTTTTAGTTGCTTTTTAATGCGAAAAGCAGCCCGCACGGTAAAACCAAACGCCAGAACAGGAGAGCGGCACACATGGAAAGACAGAGAGCGCCGCCGAAAGGAAGAGAGGCAGAGAATGGCAGCAGAGGCATTGATAGTAGAGGTCGCATACCAGAGAGGCTATGCAGATGCCATAGCAGATATGCGAAAGAAAAAAGAACAGAGGCGGGAGCAGGCAAAGAAAGCCCGCCGCTGGTATTTCATTAAGCAGAAAGCCTACGGGCTTGCAATGCTGGCAGTTACCGTGCTGGCAGTATGGGCGACAGAGGGCGACATAACAATAGCGGTTATTACCGTACCGCTGGGGCTTATGTGCCTTTTCAGTAAAAAAATGCTGATAGTAGACAACTACTATTTTGAGGCAGAAAAGGGGCAAACATGGGAATAACAAGGACGGTAACAACACAGGTATATTGCGACGTATGCGGCAAGTGGGTAATTGGCTGGGAAAGCGAGGAAACAGGAGTAAGCAGAGAGTGGGCTAAGTACCATGCAAGGCGTAAGGGCTGCACAGCCGGACAAAAGGTTATATGCAAAGAGTGCCGGATAAAGCAGCGTATTAAAAAATGCAGTTTGCAGAAAAAATGGGGCGCAGCTGGAATGGACGGCGGCGCTTGTCTGGGATTTACACACGACGGGGACGACGAGCCTATAGAACGCTGCAAGCGTTGCATAGCCTGCACAAGTTTTGACTGGGAAGAGGAAAAAGAAAGGCTGAAACTATGAGAAAACAGAAACGACAGACAGTTAAAAAACTGATACAGTGCGTAGCCATTATAGCAGCAGGCGTGCTGGCAATCATTTTGTTTATGTGGGTTATCTGGTACAGAGGAAAGAACAGCGAGCCAGTGACGGACGAACAGGTAGCAGCGCAGATGCAGCAGGCAGAGCCGCTGGTAATTGAAACGCCAGAGGCAGCCACAGAGGGCAGTATAAGAGTATACGACTATGACGGCTGCTGTATTTATTCCTACTACGGTAAAATTCGGATAAACAACGACGGTAAGAACGGCAAGGACATTGACGTAGAGGCAATAGGCTACTTAGAGGGCTACCAAGAGCATAAGGACGAAAGCGAGGCAGGCAATGAGTGAGGTATACATACGCAGCCAGAATAAAGAAAAGCTGTATAGACTGGGCGGTAATTACGCCTGCGTAGAGTACGGAGAGTACGAGGACGTAAAGAAAAAGAGAGGCGGCGCAGAGGCAGACAAAAAGCGCCACGTAATTTGCATAAGTGACGGGTGTTTAGAGGAAATCGGAGAGTATGCCACAAAAGAGCGCTGCTTAGAGGTTCTGGACGAGATACAGAAAGCGTGCGTAAGCTATCTGTTTACGGCTGGCGGTGCAGCCATAGTAAGGGACGGCATGGACGTACAGCCGTTTGCAGCAGTAATACCGAGGCTGTACGAAATGCCGGAGAAGTAGGAGAGGCAGACAGTGACAGTAAAGGAATTTATAGGCACGCTGGAGAGTTCAGACCGACTGCGCATTATCGAGGGCGGGGCAGACGTTTACGTAGGGTATCTGGCAGCGTTCAAACCGTTTGCAGACCATGAGATAAGCGAGGAATACCGAAAATACAGCGAGCATGAGGTAAAGAAATTTAGGGCAGTGCCAGAGATAACGCACAGACGCTGGGAAGAGCTGGGGCTTATGAAACCATTAGAGCCAGACCAGACAGCACAGTATAAGTTTAGTGATTTGCAGATGTCGCTTTACTACACCATTTACATATAAGAAAGGAAAGGGCAGGAAGTATGACAAAGAAAAAGCCAGATTTTTTACGGGATTTAGATACTGCAATCATGGACGAGCTTACAGGTGGCGGTATCAAGGGAAATGCAGCGGGACTGGTAGGAACGCTTACACAAATTAAAGAAATTAAGCAGCTATGCGGGCTGCCGTTTTGTGGTTATATGGCAAAGCTGGAAACGGTAAGACCAAGCGGCGTGCCGGACGAGGTAACGGTAGTATTTGCAGAGGACGTACCATACAGGGCTTGCAGCGGCATAGAATTTGACGTTATGCAGGAATTTGTAGAGGGCAGCAGGCTTTTACTGACAGGCAAGGCACAGACGCTTAAGGACTTCCAGAGCGGTAGACTGCTGGTATATATTCTGGCAGATTTTGTGGCGGTATCAGAAAAGGCAGTAGAGCAGGACGAGGTAGCAGTAAGAGGCGTTATAGCGAATAAGCCAACACACAGAGAAACGCCAAGAGGCAAGCGTATTACTGATCTTGCAGTAAGGGTAAGAAATGAGCTTACAGGCAGCAACTGCTATTTACCGTGCATCTGCTGGCAGGAACAGGCAGACGAGGCGGCGCAGTGGCAGCAGGGCGACACTGTAGAGCTGCTGGGACGGTATCAGAGCCGCCAGTATGAAAAGGTGCTTGACGCAGCCACAGGAGAAAGAGAACAGCGCACAGCTTACGAGGTATCGGTACGGCTGATTAGAAGAAAGGAAGAGGCAGAAAATGAGTGTTGAACATATCGGCAAGGGTTATGTAAAAATCTGCGTGAGTGAGGAAGAGTTAGAGAACAGCATAGCTGGGCTTAGCCAGTTAAAACCTATTTTGCAAGCGCAGGCAATGAAAGGGAACGGAAGAAACACAAAGCAGGGGCTTATTGACGCAGCAGAGCTGGGAAAACATTTTGATACAGCGATAGATGCAATGACTATGCTTTTGGCTGGGTTTAAGGAAGAAAGCGAGGCACAGAATGAAGAGTAAAACAATTTTAGGAGCAGACGGCGCAACAAAAATGCAGCAGATTACAGTAGGGATACACGGAAAGGGCGGCGAGGCAGGAATAAAGGCAATACAGCAGCTTGTAGGCATGGTGGATAGCTTAAAGCAATGCCAGACACCACAGGAAGTATACGACAGATATTTACAGATTACGGGGTACTGTAAATGCTGCGTTGATTGTAATTTTATAGACCAAAAGGGAGCAGACGAGCTGATGTGCTTAGCAGCATATCTGGCAGGAAATGAACAGGCACGGGCAGAGGCACAACAGAAAGCGGGTAAAAAGGCATGAGAAAGGTTTATATATGCAGCCCATACAGGGCGAAAGACGGCGCAGAGCTGGACAGAAACATAGATTATGCGCAGCAACTGACACGGCAGGCATTAGAGGCGGGCTTAGCGCCTATTACGCCGCATTTATATATGACGCAGTGCATGGACGATAAAAAGCCGGAAGAGCGGGCAAGGGGCATGGCTGCGGGGCTTGCGCTGCTGAAAGGTTGCGATTTTGTTATTGTCGGCGTGAAATACGGCATAACAGAGGGAATGGACAGAGAAATACATACAGCAAATATGCTGGGGATTACGGTTATAGATGCAAACCAGATTAAGCAGCATCTGGAATATGAGGAAAAGCGACAGGAGAGGGCGGCGAGCGATTACGCAAAGCTGCATAGCTGCGAGTTTTGTAGTGGCAGCAAATTATATAGCTGCACGGGCTACGATTGCAGAGATCCGTACAGACGGGCTTATGAGCATGCCTTAAGCCGCATAAGAGAGCGGCAGGAAACATGAAAAAATAAAAGCGCCTACGGTGGGGAAACACCATAGGCGCTAAGCTATACAGCTTTGAAATACTATAAAAATTATAAGCTATGTATGGCGCAAAGTCAAGAAAATTAACGGGCGGGCAGCCCGTTTTAACACTTGATAAAAGTATTAACGAACCGACAGAGAGGTAGATATATGCCATACGTAGAGAGGGTAACAAAAGCGGGGAATACGATAGAGATAGAGAGGTACTTTACCAGCAGATACAAAAAGAAAGGTATCAGCAGAGGGGATAAGGTAAAGCCAACAAAAGAAGAGCAGGAGAAAGTAAACACCAGACAGGCAGAGAGAAAGTTAAGGATACTCATAAATGCGAACTATGGATATGGGGACTACCATTTAGTGCTTGATTATATCCGCAGGAAAGGAGAACCAGACAGAACGCCGGAGCAGATGCGGCAGGACATAGATGTATTTTTGAGGGAGTGCAGAAAGGAGTACAGAAAAGCAGGGTTAGAGTTCAAATACATACACGTTATGGAGATAGGCAAGAAAGGTGCGAGGCATCACCACCTTGTAGTAAATAAAATTGACACAGAGATTTTACAACGCTGCTGGTATAAGGCATACGAGGGGCATAACAGGGTTAAGGTATTCCCTCTGGACGATAGCGGCAACTATGCAGAATTGGCAAGCTATTTAATTAAATACACAGGAACGCATAAAAAGGGTACTGACGGAGCATTACAGGGCAAGCGCTGGAATTGCAGCAAGAATTTAGTGAGACCAGAGCCAGAGTATCACATAATTTCAGACCGTGAGTATTTCAAGAAAGAGCCAAAGGCAATAAAGGGCTATTACGTGGACAAGAACAGCGTGAGCATGGGCGTACATAGCCCAGAGTATTACGGCTATGGGTATTTAAGATACACCTTAGTAAAAATAACGGATAGGGGGGGATGAAATGCAAAGCATGATAGAAAAAATTAAATACTGGTTATTCCAGAAAGACAAGGACTGTAAGCGCTGCTGCCTGCGGTGCAGATACTACGATATATGCCGCTGGGACGTACTGGGAAATGTAGGACTACAAAGCGAGGAAACAATAACGCTTTTGGCGATAGAAAACAGCAAGCCGCATAAGGACGGGCTGCTTTTTAGAATTTGCCAGTATGTAGAATTTAAGCAGAAAGCGAGGCGAGAAAATGAGAAACTTTAGACTGGACGACGAAAGCGGGCATCAAGAGGCATTATTTAACTGGGCTGCATACAGAACAGGGCTTATGCCGGAACTTGAATATATGTATCATGTGCCAAACGGCGGCAAACGTGATGCAGCAACAGCAGTGGCGCTTAAAAGGCAGGGCGTAAAGGCTGGCGTGCCGGATATTATGCTACCAGCTGCACGGGCTGGGTATCACGGGCTTTACATAGAGCTTAAGGCAGGCAAGAACACGACGACCAAGAAACAGAAAGAGTGGTTAGAGTATCTGCGGCAGCAGGGCTATTATACCGCCGTCTGCTACGGCTGGCAGCCAGCAGCGCAGCTGATAGAGCAGTATTTATTACATTCAGACGAGCTTACAAAAGAGCAGAAAACAGTAACCATGCGTTAGAGGCGACGCAGGAAAGAGAGGCAAAGAATGAAAACAATAAGCATTTTGAACTTAAAGGGTGGCGTAGCCAAGACCTTTACAGCGGCAAACATGGCGTATGAACTTTACAGGCGAGGCTATAGGGTGCTACTGATCGACAACGACAAGCAGGGAAACTTAAGCAAGGCGTACAGCAGATATGATGCAGAGAATGTAGCGCCAGTTACAAAACTGCTGGCTGGGGATTGGGAAAATGCAGACGATCTGATACAGCATACAGAGTATGAGGGTATCGACATTGTAACGGCGAATATGTCACTATTTGGGGCTACGTGGAATTTAACCAAAGAGGACAGCGAAAACCAGATAGAGAGATACAAAGCGCTGGTATATGCAAAGGCGCAGCATTACGGAGATTGCACCATATACGGCAAGTATGATTACTGCATCATTGATAACCCGCCAGATATTGGGCTTAATGTTGTAAATGCGCTGGCAATCACAGACGAGGTAATAGTACCTGTAAAGGTGGACGAGGACGCTTTAGAGGGGCTGGACATTGTAACAGAGCAGATAGAGGACGCAAAGGCATTTAACCCAGCATTAAAGCTGGCAGGCGTTTTGATCACGTCATACCAGAACACAGACGGAGAGGCAGCAGGCGTAGAATGGCTGGAACAAAAGACAGATTTTAATATTTTGGGTATTATTCGGTATTCCAAGAAAGTAGCAGAAAATACTTTCATGCGTAAGCCGATTTATGAGTATAGCCCATGCTGCGGAGCGGCGCAGGGGTACAAGAAATTTGTAACAGCGTATACAGGGAAAGCGAGGTAGCAAGCGTGGCACATAAAGAGAGATTATGCGCTTACTGGCATTGCAGCAGGACTGGCGGTACGGAGTGCTGGAACTGGGGCAGCAGATATGCAGGGAAGAAATGCCCGCAAAGCGACGCTTGCGAGCATTGGAGAACGTGCGAAATGTGCAACGGAGTAATGGGACAGTGTAAGAAAAAACAAAGGATTGAGAAAGCGAGGTAGAGAATATGGCAAAGTTTGGTATTAACGACATTCTGAACGCAAAGACGAAAGCAGCAGGGCAGCAGGCGCAGACAGAGGGGTACAAAGAAATCTATTTAAGCCCTTACGAGGTAAAAGCAGCGCAGGAGAATACACACCAGAAATTAGAGAACATAGAAGAGCTGGCAGACAGCTTTTTACACGTAGGACAGGAGCAGCCTACAGTATTGGCGAGAGTAAACGGGGAATACCGTATAATCGACGGACACAGACGTAATGCGGCAAATATTTTAAACTTAGAGCGGGGGCATAAGGAGTATGAGAAAGTGCTTTACCGCTTTATGGATATGAGCGAGGCAATGTATGAGCTACGCTTATTGGCTGGCAACGGATATACGCAGGAGCTTACAGCCTATGAAAAAACCAGATTAGTAGAGCGTACCAAAGCGGCGCTTATCAGAGCCAAGGAAGAGGACGGCTTAGAGATACAGGGCAAAATGCGTGATTTAGTGGCGGCTATGATAAATGAGAGCAGCACAAACGTAGCCAGAATGGACGCAATTAACAACAATGCCACGCCGGAGATTAAAGAGCAGCTGAAAGAGGGCAATTTAGGCATCACTGCTGCATACGAGGCAGCCAAGCTGGACGAGGACGAGCAGAAAGAAATAGCGGAAAAAGCAGCAGCGGGCGAAAATGTGAGGGCAAAGGAAATAGCGGAAAAGGTAGCAGAGAAAAAGGCAGGGGACGATTACGAAACACCGCACCCAGAAAGCATAACGTCTTTGTGCTATTCCTGCCAGAAATACAAGGACTGCAACGTAAAAACGGGAACGTGCCAGAAATGCGACCAGTACATAAACAAGGCAGAGGCTGAAAAGACGGACGAACAGCGGTACAGCGAAGAGCAGGACGCTATAGACCGCCAGACAAAGAAGAAATTGCAGGAGCGGGCAGACGCAGAAAAAATGGAGCATCTGCCAAGCGAGGGAGACACAGAGCATAAGCAGCATGAGATAAAAATAGTGGCATCTTATTACGAGGACGTAGTAAGCGGGAAAAAGAGCTTTGAGCTGCGGAAGAATGACAGAGGCTATAAACAGGGCGACAGCCTTAAAATGCTGGAATTTAAGGACGGTAAGCATACAGGGCGCACGATTGACGCAGATATTATTTATATGCTGGAAGATTATACAGGGCTTACAGAGGGCTACTGTATTCTGGGTATCAGAGTAACAGACTATACGGGTAAGGTGTCCGAAACGGACACAGAAAGCGGGGCGGTAAATGTTTGAGTTTATGGACGGCGTAGTAGATGCGCTGGAAGAAACGGGAAAGGTAGTAGTAGACGGGGTGGTATATTGCCTGATATGCGTAGCTAAACTGGCGTTGATAATAACAGCGCCAGTATGGGTGCTACCGTATACGATATGGAGAAAGGGGCGTAAGCAGTGAAATACAGACAGTGGAAAAAGAACTATAAGAAAAAGCATGGAGTAAACCCGCCGTTAGAGCTGGACAAGCGAAAACAGCGCAGGCTTGCAAGAAAAATGGCAAGACAGATAAATAAAACCTTGCCAACAGCAGCAGAAACATTGACGGCAGCTATTAACCGCTGGGCGCAGAGTATAAAGCCAGCACTGGCGACATTATGCGAGAACGTAGCAGCGGCGTTTAGCAATATGGCAGCAGGATTGAGAGAAGAAAGCGAGGCGGTAGAAAATGACTAATATTTTACTGGGAATTATAGCACTGGAATTGCTGGCTATATTTTCAAAGCTGGACAAACTGGAAGAGAGGGGCAGAGAGAATGAATAACGTATCACTTACAGGGCGGCTTACAAGAGAGCCAGAGCTTAGATATGGCGGGCAGGACAATAGCACAGCTATTACCCGCTTTACGCTTGCGGTAGACGACGGGGAAGATACAGATTTTATAAATATTAAGTGTTTCGGACGTACTGCGGAATGGGCGCAGAAATGGTTAAGCAAAGGCAGCAGGGCAGAGGTTACTGGTAAGATTAAAACAGGCAGCTACGAGAGCCAGCGCACGGGCAGTAAGGTATATTACACAGAGGTTGTGGCAAATAGAGTAGGATTTGGAGAGAGCAAAGCAGAGGCAGAGGCGAGAGGGCAGCAGCTGCCGGAGAGTGACGGGTTTATGAATATCCCAGAGGGAGCAGACGAAGAGCTGCCGTTTAATTAACAGAAAGCGAGGTACAGAACATGGAGCAGGAAGAAACAAAGACAATGGCGGCGGCAGGGGCAGAAATACCGCCAGAGGCTGAAAGCTGGGTACAGCTGCACGAAAGCGAATTAACAGAGCTGATGCAGAAACAGGCAAAGGCTGCAATAACGGAACTGAAAAGACAAGAAAAGCAGGAGCAGAAGAAAGAGAAATACCACAACACTTTTACGCTTATGAAATGTTACCGTGATGCAGTTTTCCATATCGAGAACGCCATAAGTGACGGGCAGCAGTTAGAGCTTAAGGGCATGACGGACGAGCAGCAGCGTACATACTTAGAGAGTATCAGACGCACACGCTTTAAGACATTGATAATGACAGCGCATATAGACAAAGCGGTAGAAGAGATAGAGCGCCGCAGAGAGGCAGCAGGCAGAGGCGTAGAGTACAAGGCTTTTGAAATGTATTTCATGCAGGGTATGGACTATGCGGAAATTGCAGAGCAGCTGGACACAGGAAAGAATACACCGAGGCGCTGGGTAACAGGTATCATAAATGAGCTGTCAGTATTATTGTGGGGCATTGATGAAGAGAGGGTAAAGTAAGTGTTTAAAAAAATAAAGGAACGGATAAAAAGAAAGCGGGAAACAGCGAGAGAACAGCAGGCGGCAGACAGGTTGATAAAGCATATAGAGCAGGCGTTAGGATTTGAGCTTTACGAGTGGCAGAGGCTATATATAATAACTGGGATATGGCAGCCGCCAGAGGGACGGCTACACGGAAGAACGACAGCATATATATTGCGGCTATTATTAGATCAGAGTAAGCCACTGCTGCTATATGAGTTTTCACAGGTGGCAGCGTATGCAGATAACCCATTTATGGGGCGGCAATATCAGCCAGTACCCATGCAGTATGTAGGCTGGTTTAGGCATGAGATAAGGAGCATATACGAGCAGCTAAGAGCAGCAGGCGTGCCAGTAAGAGAAATGATAACAGAGCAGCAGCGGGTAATATCGTGGTAAAAACGTGGTGTTTACATGGGAAAACAAAAGAGATACAATGGTAGCATGAAATGAGTAGGCGATAGCTTAAGCCATGTGCGGCAGCAGTTACCTACTCTTTTTCTATTCATTCTTTAGCCTCCACCCAGCGCATGAAACTTAGGGCGCTGGGGAATGAAGAAAGAGAGGGGACAGTATGAAAGCATGGGCTAAGAGTTTTTATTTATCAGCGGCATGGGAAAAAACCAGAGCCGCTTATTTAATGTCACAAGATTATATTTGTGAACGCTGCGGGCAGCCTGCAAAGATAGTGCATCATAAGCGCTGGCTTAACAGAGAGAACATAAACGACATAAGCGTTACGTTGTGCTGGGATAACTTAGAGGCGTTGTGCCAAGACTGCCACAACAAGGAACACCACAAACAGGAGAGGCATAAGCGGTATCGGTTCGACGAGAACGGCGGCATACTCCCCCCCATATCAGAAAAATAATTAAAGGGGGCGAATACCGAGGGGGATACCCTAAAATTACCCTACGGGCGTGCGCACGGGTGGTGTAGGGGGTGTGGTGCGGCGCAGGAATGGAAAGCGGGGTAAAGGAATGGCAACAAAGAAAGAAAAAACCAAAGAACAGAGGATAAAGACCGAAAAGACCAGACTTAAGGGAATTTTCAAGGACTTAGACGAAAACAAAAGAAAATTAGTAACGCCGCTGATAGAAAAGGCTGCATTTATGAGCGTTGAGCTGGACGACTTGCAGGCGAAACTTGAAAAAGACGGCTGGACGAGTGAGTACCAGAACGGGCAGAACCAGTGGGGAACAAAGAAAAGCCCAGAGGCAGAAACCTACATAGCGCTTAGTAAGAACTATGCAGCAGTGATTAAGCAGCTTACGGAATTAGTACCAGCTGCGAAACGAAAGACAAGCAGGCTGGCGGCTTTGCGGGAAGAGTAAGCAATATTGCCGCCTTATCGAAATTATATCTATGAGTACCACGCAAAGATTACAAGCGGCGAAATCATAGCGGGAAAATGGATAAAGAAAATATACGAAATCATTATAAACGGGCTGCAAAAGCAGGAATATTTTTTTAATGCAAAGGCTGCGAATAAGGCTATACGGTTCATAGAGAACTTTTGCCACCACAGCAAGGGGCGTAATGATTTAATTAAGCTGGAACTATGGCAGAAAGCCATAGTTTCTGTTATTTTTGGCATACAAGACGCAGAAAAAATACGTATTTTCCGTGAAATTTTTATTGTAATTGGCAGAAAAAACGGAAAGAGTTTATTTGCATCTGCGATCATTGCATATATGGCGTACTTAGAGCCGGAGTATGGACAAGAAATATATTGCTTAGCGCCGAAATTAGATCAAGCGGCGCTGGTATATGACGGATTTTATCAGATGGTACAGGCAGAGGACGAGTTAGCAGAGCTGGCAAAGAAGAGGCGCAGCGATATTTATATTGCAGAGAGCAACACGGTAATAAAGCCGATCGCTTTTAACGCCAAGAAGTCAGACGGATTTAACCCGCAGCTTGTGGTATGTGATGAAATGGCAGCATGGAGCGGGGACGCTGGACTAAAGCAGTATGAGGTTATGAAATCCGCTTTAGGCGCACGTACTCAACCTATGATATTGAGCATAAGCACTGCCGGATATATCAACGACAGTATTTATGATGAACTAATGAAACGTAGCACAAGTTTCTTGAAAGGAAACAGCAAAGAGCGCAGGCTATTACCATTCCTTTACGTGATTGATGATGTGGAGAAGTGGAACGACATAGACGAACTGAAAAAGGCTAACCCTAACATGGGCGTATCCGTAAAAGAAAGTTTCTTTATGGACGAGATAGCAGTAGCAGAGGGCAGCTTAAGTAAAAAAGCAGAGTTCCTTACAAAGTATTGCAATATCAAGCAGAACAGCTCTATTGCATGGTTGGAATATCAGACAGTAGAGAACGCCGGAGTAGAAAAGACCTTAGAGGACTTTAGGGACTGCTACGCAGTGGGCGGTATTGACTTAAGCCAGACAACGGACTTAACGGCAGCCAGCGTGGTTATTCAGAAAGACGGCACACTGTATGCGTTTACGCAGTTCTTTATGCCACGGGGCAGACTGGAATACTTACAGGCTACGGACGGCGTGCCGTATGACATATTTGTTAAAAATGGGCTGATAACCTTAAGCGGCGAGAATTACGTAGACTACCACGACGTTTACGGCTGGTTTACTATGTTGCTGGAAGATTACGGCATACGACCTTTAAAAATTGGCTACGACAGATACGGCGCCCAGTACCTTATTACCGATATGGCAAATTATGGTTTTCACATGGACGACGTTTACCAAGGCGAAAACCTTACACCAGTTATACGGGAGTTTGAGGGCATCATAAAAGACGGCGATTTTAAGATAGCCGACAACAATTTACTAAAGACACATTTCTTAAATGTTGCGCTTAAGCACAACATGGAAACAAGAAAATTCAGACCTATAAAAATCGAGCAGCGGGCGCATATCGACGGCTTTGTATCTGTCATAGATGCAATGACCGTGCGGCAGAAATACTGGGAAGAGTGCGGCGAGCTGCTTAAAAATGCCGCATAGAAAGGAGAGTAAACGGCATGAAATTTTTAGATTATCTTTTTCATGGTAAAGAGCTGCGATATATCGACAGCTATTTTAAAATGCTGAACGGATACAGCCCGACGTTTACCAGTTATAATGGCGGCGTATATGAAATGGATTTAACCAGAACGGCAGTAAACAGCTTTGCTACACATTGCAGTAAACTTAAGCCGGAGATTGAGGGCAGCGCCCTTAAGTCACTGGAAAAGACACTACAGCATAAGCCTAACTATTTCATGGATACAACAAAATTTATTAAGCGTCTGGCAACGTATGTAGCGGTGGAACACACCGCTTTTATTATACCTATCGAGGACGAGTACGGGCGGCTTTGTGGATGGTATCCATTGAGGGCACAGCGCTGCGAAGTCGTAGAGGCAGCAGGGCAGGTATATTTACGGTATCTGTTTGCGAATGGCGAGCATGGAGCTATAGAGTTTGAACGTGTAGGCATTATGACAGATTTTGAATACACAGACGACCTTTTTGGAGAGGACAACAGAACGCTTAAGCCAACAATGCAGCTGATACACACGCAAAACGAGGGAATTATAAACGCTGTCAAAAATTCTGCAAATATCCGCTTTCTGGCAAAAGTGGCAAATATATTGAAACCAGAGGACATAAAGAAAGAGCGACAGCGTTTTACCGAGGATAACTTAAGCGCCGACAACGATAGCGGCATGATAATTTATGATAACAAGTTTAGTGAGCTGAAACAGGTAGAGAGCAAACCATACACGCCAAACGCATTGCAGATGCAGAATATACAGGAAAATGTATGCACGCATTTTGGTACAAACATGGATATTTTACAAAATAAATTTGATGAAAATACGTGGAATGCTTACTACGAGGGGAAAATAGAACCGTTTGCAATACAGCTATCGCTTGTTATGACAAATATGAGTTTTACCGAGAGAGAAAGAGCTTGCGGTAATGCTATTTTCTTTTCAGCAAACCGCCTGCAATATGCCAGCAACGCAACAAAGCTAAGCGTAAGCACACAGCTTTTTGACCGTGCATTACTAAACAGAAACGGTGTTATGGATATATGGAACATGGCACACGTTGAGGACGGGGAAAAGTATTATATCCGAAAAGAGTACACAGAGGTAAGCGAACTGCAAAACAGTAATGGAAAGCCACAGATAATTATACAGCAAGCGCCCATAGCAACAGGGCAGCAGGCAGAGCCACAGCAGACACCGCCAGCGACAGCAGGCGAACCAGCAGGCGGGCTGGGAGAGAAAGAGGGTGTAAATAATGCCGATTAAGAAAGAGCGGGAATATAGGGCGCTGGCAGCGCCATTGACAGCGCAGAGTGCAACAAAATTGATACAGACGGAGTATTACGTAGAGGGTTACGCCACTACGTTTGATACGCCGTATTTGCTGTATGAATTTGAGGACGGCACAAAGATTTACGAAAGAATAGATGCACACGCTTTAGACGGTGCAGACATGAGCGACGTTATCATGCAGTACGACCATGAGGGCAGGGTATTTGCCAGACAGTCAAATAAGACGCTGATTTTACAGCCGGACTATAAAGGGCTTAAGGTGGCGGCTGATTTAGGCAAGACAGATTTAGCCCGTGGGCTATACCAAGACATAGAGGCAGGCATGATAAATAAAATGTCATGGGCTTTTAGCGTAGCAGAGGAAAGCTACGACAGAGAAACACACACAAGGACGATTTTGAAAATCAAGAAAGTTTATGATGTGTCAGCCGTGAGCATTCCAGCAAACGGCGATACTGAAATAAGCGCCCGTGCTTTTGCGAGTAGGAGTTACGAGCAGGAGAGGCAGGAGCTGCTTAAGAGGCGGGCAGCAATACTAAAGATTAGAGCGAGCTTATAAAATTCAAAACCAGAAAGGAAACATAACAATGAGATTAAAAGAAATCGAGGAAAGATTAGCACAGATCAAGGCAGAGCTTACCACAAGAGCGGCAGAGCTGAAAGAAGAGGAAATTACAGCACTTGAAAAAGAAGTAACTGCATTACAGGAAGAAAGAGCGGCGATTACAGCGGCAGCAGAAAAGCGCAGCGCCTTACTTGAAAGAATTGCAGCAGGCGAGAACGTAGACGACGGAAACGGCGGCGAGGGACAGCAGAGAGTGCTTAGAAATTTCAAGGGCGCAGCAGGAGAGGGCGACAACGACGACAAGTACGGCAGTATGGAATACCGAAAAGCATTTATGAAATACGTGTGCAGAGGCGAGGCACTGCCGAAAGAGTACAGAGCAGATGCAGTAAGCAAAAGCACGGACGTAGGCGCAGTTATTCCTACCACAGTGCTTAACCAGATTGTAGAGAAACTGGAAAGTACAGGAATGATTTTAGCCCTTGTAACCAGAACTGCATACAAGGGCGGCGTTTCTATCCCCGTATCTACTGTAAAGCCTACTGCAACATGGGTAAATGAGGGAGCAGGCAGCGACAAGCAGAAAAAAAATATTGCAAAAGACGGCATGATTACTTTTGCATACCATAAGCTGCGCTGCGCAGTAGCCGTATCTCTGGAAGTAGATACAATGGCAATCAGCGCTTTTGAAACACTGCTTATTAACAATATTGTTGAGGCAATGACAAAAGCGTTAGAGCAGACAATCATTGACGGAAACGGAACAGGAAAACCGAAAGGAATTTTAGCAGAGACACCAGCCGACGGGCAGACAATCGAGAGCGCCGCACCGTCTTACAGCGATTTGATTAAGGCAGAGGGTGCTTTACCTATGGCTTATGAAAATGGCGCTGTGTGGTGCATGAGTAAAAAGACCTTTATGGAGTATGTAGGCATGACCGATAAGAACGGGCAGCCTATCGCAAAAGTGAACTATGGAACATCTGGAAAGCCGGAGAGAACGCTTTTAGGCAGAACAGTTGTACTTTGCGATTACGTAGCAAGCTACAGCGCAGCACTTGCGAAAGATACAATTTTTGCTTTCCTTTTCAATTTTAAGGACTACGTGCTTAATACAAACTACTCTATGGGCGTAAAGAAGTATGAGGACAACGACACAGACGACCAGATTACAAAGGGCATTATGCTTGTAGACGGCAAGGTAGTAGATAAAAACAGCCTTGTAGTTGTAAAGAAAATCGAGGCAGTGTAATTAACAAGGCAGCTGGTACATAAACACTGGCTGCCAGAAAGTGAGGTAAACCATGAAAGGGTATTTAGACGCTAAAGAACTGGAAAGCTACAAGAAAGAAGATTTGCAGGAGCTGGCAAAGCAACTGGGCGTAGATGCAGAGGGTACAAAGAAAGAAATTGCTACACGCTGCGCAGCGGTTGAGGTAGACATACCGGACGAAAGCGAGCTTACAGAAGAGGATAAAAGAGCAGCGGAAGAGGCGGCAGCAGAGGCAGCAGTGAAAACCGAAGAGGAAGAGGCAACCACGGAGCTTGTAAAAGTAAAAGCACAGCGCCGTTTTCTTGACAAGGAATTAAACCAGATTAAGGATACTGGGGACGAATACGCAGTAAGCAGAGAACGTGCAGCAGTTCTGGAAGAGGCAGGAGCAGCAGTAGTAATAGAAGAGTAAGAAAGAGGGTGCAGGCTATGGCAGCAGATGCCACAACATTAACAGAGAAGATGCGGGCGGCGCTGCGTATCAGCAGCACCAGTGAGAAAATCACAGAGGAAATAAACGACTGTATAGCCGCCTGCAAAGCTGATATGAAAAATGACGGCGTAAAAGTGATAAAAGAGACAGACGGGTTGATTATCAGAGCAATTACACTGTATTGCAAGGCAGAGTTTGGTTTTAACAATGCTGCGGAACAATTCAGAAAATCATACGACGCACTTAAAATGCGCTTATCTTTATCAGCAGAATACAACACAGCGCCGCAAGTGTCCGAAACGGACACCAACAGCACAGAAAGTGGGGTGTAAAGCGGTGGAGTGGCTGGACGAATTAACACTTATTGCAGAAACAACAGCAGAAAACAGGGTAAATAAAAACGGCTTTGCAGTAAAGCCGGAAGAAAGCACCCGCACTGTATTCTGTAACAAAAAATCAGTAGGATACAGCGAATATTTTAAGAGCCAGCAGACAGGAAAACTGGTAGAGGCAAAGTACGAGGTACACAAGGCAGATTATGGCGGCGAGGACGTGGTAGAAGTAAACGGGCGGCGCTATTTCGTGCTTAAAACCTACGATACAGGGACAGACACCATAGAGCTTACGCTTACAGATTTACGCCACAGAAACGAGGTGTAAGCATGGGAGAGTTTAACACAGTCGGGCTGGAAGATATTATAGACGCTTTCAGCCGGAGAGAGGCGGCTACAGTTGAGGCAGTCCCCAAAATGCTTAAAGCTGGTGCTGATGTGCTGATAGAGGCACAGAGAGCAGAGGCACAGGCAATGGGACTGAATGAAACGGGCGGTTTTATCAATTCCATAAAAGCTACGGACGTAAAGGGCGACGATACGGAGAAATACGTAGAGATATACCCACAGGGACGGGCAAAGCATGGAAACGACAGAAAAGGAGATAAAAGCAAGGTGCGCTATGCAACAATCGGCTTTGCGGCAGAGTACGGCACAAGCAGCCACGCTGCACGCCCTTATATGACAGTGGCAAACGAAAAGGCGCACGAAAAGGTAGTAGAGGAACAGCGCAGTATATGGGAGAGTGAAACAGGCGAATGAGTATACAGGAGATTTTAGAAAGCGCAGGGTTGCCAGCCCAGAGAGGCGTTTACACTGGACGGGATAAGCCAGACGCATATTATACGTTTCTGCGGCTGCTGGGTACGCCTGCGGTAAATGCAGACGACGAAGAGAAAGAGCGCAGGGAAATGTATAGAGTTACGCTTTTCCATAAGGGCGATTTTGAGGCGCAGCTTGATAAGACAAAAGAGGTATTGAAAGCAGCAGGCGTTTATATCAACAGCATAGACGCAGAGCGGGGCGTTTTAAATCCGAACCACCAGAAGAGCCGGGCGCATCGTCTGAAAATGGCGGCTCTTCGGTACTGTCAATCATATCTATATAGCTTACTTGCTTACCGCCCTCAATGTTGTAATAAATAATAACTTTATCGTCATACAGATATACTGAATTTATGAACGTATCAATAATTCTTTTCTGAAAATCTACATCGAGCGCGTCGCCGTTGCAGAACTGCTTTAACCAGTCTGCAATATGCTCTTTAGAAATCTGAATTTTTGCAGATATGCGGAGCTTTGAAAGGTCAAGCTCTACCTCCTGCTTTTCAGCGTCAAGTTGTTCCATTTTATCAAAAATAGGCTGACGCGCGGCAGCGGGACAGACAGCCAGAGTATCAACAAGGCGGCTTATTTCTGCTTTTATCCTATCAAGTTGCTTTTCATATGTTTTTATACGGTCAATTCCACAATCTTTTTTGTACTGGGCGACAAGTTCAGATGCAATATATTCTATACGTTCCGGGGTTAAAACGTATTCTACAGTTTGCTCAACAACGTACCACTCTATAAAATCTTTCTTTTCGTTTTTCTTTTTACAATCACGCTCTTTTTTGCGCCGCCTGCAAGCATAGTAACGGTATGTGCTACCATTCCTGCCGCGTCCACTGTCGCCGAACATATTAAAGCCACAATAGCCACAATAAAGTTTTCCTTGTAAAAGATACTCTATAACAGCTTTTGAGGCAGCAGGCGCGTGTTTTCTCTTGCTTAATTGTTCCTGTACTTTTAAAAATGTTTTTTCGTCTATGAGGGCTTCGCAGCCTCCGGCTACGTCTTGCCCGCCATGTGTATAAACACCGATATACTTTTTATTTTTTAGAATAGTCTGCAAGGTTGAATGTGAAAGGGGCTTACCGTGGCGGTTAAGTATACCACGTGTGGCAAGCTCATTTATAATATCCTGCTTTGACGTACCTTTTGCGTATTGCTCAAAAATATAGCGAACAATAGGAGCGGTACGCTCATATGCAACAAGTTTTCTATTTTCCAGTTTATAGCCGATAGGGGTTAAGCCGCCTAAAAATGTACCTTTTAGCCTGCTTTCACGTTGACCGCGTAGCACCTTTTTAGAAAGGTCAAGGCTATATTGTTCGGCACTGGCTTCTAGCAGAGCTTCAAGAATTATACTAACGTCGCCCTCTCCTACATTTTCCATAGCAGACAGAACCCTAACGCCGCACTGTTTCAGTTTATGTTTATATATAGCGCTGTCGTATCTGTCACGTGAAAAACGGTCAAATTTCCAGACAATGACACGCTGAAATTCTTGTTTTCGTGCATCGGCAATCATGCGCTGAAAGTCTGGGCGTTCATCAGTGCGCCCAGTTATGGCACGGTCAATATATTCGCCTACAACTTGCAAGCCCTCACGCTCTGCAAATGCGTAACAGTCCCGGAGCTGTCCCTCTATACTTTGCTCTGTTTGATTGTGGGAAGAATAACGGGCGTATATTACGGCGTTTAATGCCTGCTGCATCATTTTTCATCACTTCCTTGTTTGGATAGTTCGTTATTAAGTGCAGATAATAACAATTTTATAGGGTCATGCTTATAAAATTCGCTAATTAAAGCGGCTTTCTGCTGGGGCGGTATTTTAGGATATTCTTTATCTATGAGGCTTAGAAATTCCGTGAGCATATAAAGAGAGGCTTGCTCTTTACTCATGCCCTCTAACGGAGTGCTGTTAAATGCTGGCTCGTCTTTACCCATTAAATAATCTAAGGACAGCCCAGAGCCTAAAGAAAGGTCAACAAGAGCAGAAAAACTGATTGTAACAGGCTTTCCCGTGTTTGTATCAACGCCATTTTCAATGGCTTCTAACTGGGGCGGGCTTATATTGCATTTTTTAGCAAATTCGCGCATAGACATATCGCCACGCGCAGCGCGTAAGCGTTTACCTAAAATATTATTATCAATCGTAACCATTTCTACAGGCTCTTCTTTTTCTTCCTTGCCAAGTAGAGCATTGGGAGTAGTGCCGAGAACGTCACAAAGCAAACGGATTGTTTGCGGCGACGGCTGCGAGCGGTCAAGCTCCCACATACGGACAGTGCTACCGCTTTTATTAAGTAGCTCGCCTAGTTCGGCTTGTGTCAACCCTTTTTCGGTACGAAGCATTTTTATTTTTTTTCCTAGAGAAGCTGCCATAGTGCGTACCTCCTTATAGTTATATCAATTATATTATACGCAATATAGTTGCTAATTACAAGAGAAACCGCAATTATATTAAAAAACATCTTGACAGCAAGAATATTGCTATGGTATATTAAACACAGATAGCAATAATATTGCGGAAAGGAGAAAAAAAGAATGTGTGAATTAAAAGAATTTAGGACACAAAAGGGATTAAGTCAGGAAAAAATGGCTAGCGAATTGGGGGTATCTCTGTCAATGTATGCGAAAGTAGAACAGGGAACGGCAAAAGCTGGTAGAAATTTCATGGAAAAGATAAAACGGAAATACCCAGAAGCAAGCATAGACCATATTTTTTTTACTATGAATAGCAATAATATTGCTATTAAGTAATGGAGGAATACATAATGCAGAGATTTTTAGCAGAGGGCGAAGCCTTACAGCAAGTGGCAGTTATGGGATTGCGTGCGCCGGACGGTTCAGTAGCGGAAAACGTGCCGCTGTATCGTATCATACCAGCAAAAGAAATTAAGCCGGAAAGCGGACTGACAGCCAGCGAAGAGGAAACATGCAAAGACTTTGGAAAGTCGATTGCGGACATATTCAAACAATACAAAAGAGAAGAAAGAAAGGCAAAGGCAGGAGCGAAAACGCAGGCGCAATATGTCTAATAACTTTACTCTGAATATTTACCCTAACAATTTAACAGAGATGCGAAAAAAAAGGGGGCTAACATTAAAAGAGCTTGCGAAATGTGCAGGGGTAGGGGAAAGCACCATGTATAACATGAAAAATGAAAAGTGGGGCAGTGAAATAAAAGCTAAAAACGCGGAACGTATAGCGAGAGCGCTGGGAGTAAAACCGCAAGAGGTATTCCCAGACTATGCGAGGGCAAAAAAAGAATACGCAAACAAAATTAAAAGAGAAAAAGAGCGTATTTTTAACAGCATAGAAGAGCGGGACGCGGCAATAGAAAAAACATATTATCTTGCAGTATACATAGCAAAAAAAAACAAATGGAGAATTGAACAATGCAGAAATACTGTAATGGATATAGAGGACTTAATAGGGGAAGCGCTGCTAGAACTGGTAGAAACTGCGGAAAAGGTAAGGCGGGAAGGGATAAAGAAAAATATGGAGTTTTCAAAATATGCCGGTCATGCTATGGAGTTTCGTTTTAAGTCAATGCAAGGAAACCTAATGAGGCAGAAACGGACAGCGTGCATTAACGTTTCGCTAGATGCAGCAGTACCGGGAGCGGAAACGACTTATAGAGATTATGCAGAAAGCCTAATACCGCAAACAAACAGCCCGGAGGAAATAGCAATACTGCGGAGTGAGTGCAGGGAAGCAGTGCTGCTGCTTACACAAGAACAGAGAAGAGAGCCGGAAATATTGGAGCTGGTGCGCCAGATTGCAATATAAACACAAAACAGGCAGAAAGGAGCGGAAACCATGAGCAAAAAAGAAATGCTGCGAGAGTTATTAGAAAAAATGGACGAAAAAGAAGCGGGGCTGCTGTATTGCTTTGCTATCGGAGTGAGGGCAGGCAGTATGGAAAAGGCGAAAAACGAGAAGGAAGGAGCAAAAGAACATGATGTATAGAGTGCGTGAACGCTGCGGCTGTAGCCTTGACTGTGGCGAAAAGTGCGACTGTGAAACACAAAGCGAACACGAAACATATACAAGCAGGGAAAGAACTGCCATGAATTGTAGAAAAGGACACCAATCAGGGAAAGAGAGGAAAAAAGGAATGATTGCACCGTTGAACGTGAGCAAAGGGCAGGAAAATAAAGCTACAAGCTATCGCTTCGGCGACGATGAAAGGGAACTGACCGCCGAGGAAAAAGAAGCGTATAAAATGGCTGGAAACATTGCGGAAAAGATACACTATGCAGGGCAGGCGGCAGCAGTCGCGTTATTTAGCAAAATGACCTATAAGGAATTTAAGCGGGCTTATAAGTTGCCGGAATGGGTAAAGCCGGAGGAATACTATTTTTTTTCAAAATCATTTTACCAAGCGTACTGCTGGGGTTATGAAGAGGGAGAAAAAGAACAACAGTTCGATAAAGAAGAAAGAAAAAAAGAATAGCGCCCAACGGAAAACCGCTGAACGCTAACAGGCTTTACATATGCCTCTAACCAAGATTAAGTATAGCATATGTAAAGCCAGATTGCAAGAGTTTTAGCGGTTATGGCGGGCAGTTCCGACCTTGTAAATAACGTTATCTTCTTAACCATTACAGGGAGGGCAGCAGGAAAGGAAATACATATGCCATACACTGAAAAGAAAATAATCATAGGGGATATTATGGAGGTTATGCGCTACCATTCCACAAAAGAGGGAAGCGTACAGAGAGGGAAAAAAGAAAAGGCATCAACGCCAGCACAGAAAAAGGCTAACGAGATAAGGACGGGCAACGAGCTGTGGAGAGTGATATATATAAACTTTGACGGGCAGCAGGGCGACCAGTTCAATACATTTACATTTGCGGAGGATATAGGGGAAGAGGACGCGCGGAAGGAATGGAGAAACTTCACAAGGCGGGTGCGGCGGTATCTTAAAAAGAACGGGCTGCCAGATTTAAAGTATGTGTATACGTTAGAAAAGCAGGGACGCTGGCATATACACGCGGTAATGAACGGAATACCGCTAAAGGATTTAACAAAACTCTGGGGGCGTGGGCGCGTTTCGTCGTCCATACTGGATAAAACAAACGACTACAGGGATTTAGCAGCATACATAACAAAAAATATAGAGCCGGAAGGAGAAACGGCAGCGGGAGAGCCAGAGGGAAAAAAGAAAAATAAACGCAGTTGGAGTGGTAGCTTAAACCTAGAGCGCCCTGTTGTGATTGTAAGGGAAATTAAGCGGGAAAGTATCATGCGGAAAGTACCGACAGCACCGAAAGGCTATATATTGCTGCCGGATTGGGAAATAGGCTGCGATAGCTGGGGAAACCTATACCAGCGCTATAAATGCAGAAAAATAGCAGCACCGGGCAGGAAAAAGAGGCAAGAAAGAAAGGCAAAGAAAACCACAGCTAATAAGCGCCGTTAGCTCATTGGTTAGAGCGCCAGCCTTATAAGCTGGGCGCGGCTGGTTCGATTCCAGCACGGCGTACTTGTAGCAGGCATGGCGAGCCTGCACCAGAGAGCAGCAGGCTAATAGCTGCATCTGGATACCGTGACAAAAATAGCAGCGGTCATACCAGCTAGAGAGTATGTGGACGGTCAACAAGTTTTCTGCTGGTTTTTAATGTGAAAAGCAGCCAACACGGTAAATAATACGCCAGAGCAGGAGGGCGGCAGCATGGAAAGACAGAGAGCGCCGCCATGATACAAAGGCAGGAGAAAAGAAAAATGATGTACTACACAGGCAACCTTTTCAAGCGGCATAAACGCAGGAAAATAGAGGCACTGCAAGGGAAGAAAACAAAAGGAAGGAGTAAGGGAAGAAATGAACATTTTTTCGCGGATATTCCGCAAAGCAAAGCCACCAGAAGGGGAAACAGAACGCGCTGAAATACTGGGAGGCGGCAACTCTTTTTCAGCGTGGAACGGCGACGCATACGCAAATGACATATATAGGGGAGCAGTAGACGCAATAGCGCGAAACGTGGCGAAGCTGAAAGGCTCACACGTGATACGATATGCAGACCACGACAGGACAGAGGGAGATTGTAAAATAAACCGCCTACTACAGATAGAGCCAAACCCATATATGAGCGCTTTCGATATGCTGTATAAGCTGGCGACGCACTATTTTCTTTACAACAATGCTTTTGCTTTCTTACAGAAGGACGAGCGGGGGCGGCTTGTGGGTGTGTATCCTTTAAATGCAGTGCATATTGATTTTGTGACAGATGCAGCAGGGGCACTGTACTGTGATTTCCTGTTTTCTGGTGGCAAAAGCGTAGTGCTGCCGTATGCCGATGTAATACACCTACGAAGAAATTTTAACAGTAACGACCTACTGGGCGACAGAAACAAAGCACTAGAGCCAGCGCTACAGCTTGCGCATACACAAAACGAGGGTATTATTTCAGCAATCAACAGCGGCGCAACACTGCGGGGCATATTAAAGCGCACGCAGCTTGCCAATGTGGAAAAACTGAAAGACATACAGGAAAATTTTATAAAAGACTATCTGACAATATCCAATAACGGAGGAATAGCGGTTATAGATAACGCATCAGAATATATACCGCTGGATAATAAGCCTTACACAATAGACGAGAAGCAGCTACAGGCAGTAAAAACAAAGATTTATGACTATCTGGGGATTTCAGAAGCAATCGTTAATAGCAGCTATGATGAAAACCAGTGGGCGGCATTTTACGAAAGCACAATAGAGCCGCTGGCGGTGCAGTTCAGCCTTGAATTTACAAGAAAAATATTTAACGAGAGGGAACGGGCTTTCGGAAATTCTATATTGTTTGAGAGCGGGCGGCTGCAATTCAGCAGCAACGCGACAAAGGTAAACCTTATAAAAGAGCTTATGCCGTATGGATTACTTACAATCAACCAAGCGCTAGAAATATTAAACTTGCCAAGCGTGGAGGACGGAGAGAAACGGCTACAGACGCTAAACGTAGTATCAGCAGACGAGGCGCATAAATACCAAATGGCAAAAGCTGGGGCAGAACCGAAAAAGGGGGCGGCAGAAAATGAAAGAAATTAGAATATGCGAGATAAGGGCAGACGCGGCAGCAGGAGCAGAGCAGGCGTTAAGGCTAGAGGGCAGACCGATAGTATACGACCAACCAACCAAGATAAACGACCCGGCAGGGGCTTTTATAGAAGTGATAAGGGCAGGAGCGCTGGAAAATGCGGACTTGTCCGACGCAAGGCTACTTTACAACCATGACTTGAACAAAGTACCACTTGCACGCACACCAAAAACAATGCAGCTCATAAACGACCGGGCAGGGTTGCGCATGGTTGCAGATTTACCAGACACGCCGGAAGCAAACAGCGTATATACGGCAGTAAAGCGCGGCGACCTTTCGGGAATGTCTTTTGCATTTAAAGTGCCGGAGGGCGGCGACAGTTACGACGCTAAGACAAAGACAAGGACTATACACAAAATAGAAAAAGTCTATGAAATAAGTGTAGTACCTTTTCCCGCATACCCTCAAACGAGTGTAGAGGCGCGTTCTGCAATAAGCGGGAAGGCAGAGGCAGAGAAACGCCGCAGGGAGGCAATCATAAAGGCAAACAAAATACTTATGAAGAATATTTAAAATGTCCGAAACGGACACCAAAAAACGATGATTAACGGAGGAAATCAAAATGAAATTTAAGACTATCGCAGAGGCATTTAATTATTACCGCAACGCAACAGTAGAAGAAATTGAGCGCAGGGCGGCAGAAATCAAAGGAACGATTGAAACGGACGCAGACGCAGACATAACAACGTTAAATATTGAGCTTTCCGGGTTGGCACAGGCAAAAGAGAACATACAGCAGCAGGCAGCAGGCGGCAACCAGCGCAGCGCGTTCAATCCGATTACAGGCGCAGGAATGAGCTTTGAACGCAGGGCAAGCCATGAGGCGACAGAGGGCGACGTACTGAACAGCGCAGAATACAGAAGCGCGTTTTTTAAGTCACTGCTGGGGCAGAAAATGACAGAATTTGAACAGGCTGCCTATAAAAGAGCTATGGGCGACCAGAGAGCGGACGCTTTCGCAAGCTCTACCAATGCGGCAGCAGTGCTTCCAACACAGACGCTTAACGAAGTAATTAAAAAGGCACGTACAATGGGCGGCATTATGGGAGCGTGCAGAGCTTTCAACATTCCCTCAAAGGTTGCCGTACCGATTGGAACACCAGCAGAAGCGGCAAACTGGCACACAGAAGGGGCAGCAGTCGAGAGCGAAAAGCCAGAAACAACAAGCGTAACATTTGACGGGTACGAAATTATGAAAGTATTTTCTATCAGTGAAAAAGCGCGGAAAATGAGCGTTTCAGCATTTGAGGGATACATGACGCAGGAGCTTAACGCAAGTGTAATGGAATGTATTGCAAATGCCCTTGTAAATGGTACAGGAAGCGGGCAGGGGACAGGGCTTTTAACAGGCATTACATGGAAGGACGGAAAGAACGCCCTCACATTCGGAAAGACAACGGGGCTTAAATATGCGGACGTAGTAAAGACGGTTGCAGCACTGAAAAGAGGATATGCAAACGGCGCAGCGTGGGCTATGAATAACGCCACTCTTTACAATCTGTTTTATGGGCTTGTAGATGCAAACGAGCGCCCTATCTTCATTGCAGACCCTAAAAACGAGGGAATAGGGAAAATCTTAGGTTTCCCTGTGATTATTGATGATTATATTACAGACGAAACCGCTATTTTCGGAAACTTTAACTATATGGGCTACAATCTGCCGGAAGGCATCACGGTAGAGGCTTCAAGGGAAAGCAGCTTTAAGAAAGGGCTGATTGACTACAGAGCAATGGCAATCGCAGACTGCAAGCCGATTGTATCAGAGGCATTTGTAAAGCTGACGCGTGCAGCTTCTTAAAGGGGGCTGCGGATATGCTGACAGTAGAGCAGGCACGGGAAATACTGCGGCTGGATACGACAGACAATGACGCTATCATAGAGGGGTTGTTGTCTGCAATCCCGGACTATATAGAGCTGACAACAGGAGTAACAGCAAAGCAGCAGGAAGGGCAGCCGTTAGCTGATACAGCCGCAAAGTTTATACTGCTACTATGGTACAACGTGGAGAGAGTGGACGCGGAAAAGATACAGCGGACGATTGACAGCCTACTAAAAACGCTTGCGCTGGTAGCAGTTAATAATACAGCAGACAGCGGGGCAGCAGGAGGCGAAGAGGCAACACAAGAGGACGTAGCAGAACTGTTTAAATGATGTAGCACAGAAAGGAAAGTAAAGATATGGCGAAGGATTTTGCACGCGGCTTTTATGATAGCCCACAATGGAGAAAAACAAGCAAGGCATATCTAAGCAGCAAAAATTATATATGTGAGGATTGCGGCGGGGCGGCGTGCATCGTCCACCATATCAGACATATAGAACCGTGGAACATAAACGACCCAGAAGTAACGCTTAACTGGATAAATCTGAAAGCAGTATGCGAGAAGTGCCACGCACAGGAACACGCACAGGACTACAAGGCTTTTAAAGGGCAGCCTGCAAAGCTGAACGGGATTAGCTTCGACGAGAACGGCGACGCAATAGAAAGCCCTAATGTATTTCTGGTGTGCGGCAGTCCGGGCAGCGGAAAGACAACGTATGTATTGAGGAATAAGCTACCACATGATTTAGTAATTGATTTAGATTATATATGTGCTGCACTCATGGGGGAAAGCGGAGGCGTAAGGCTGGACTTTAGGGCAGTGCTGCCGACAGCATTAGAAGTGCGCAAGCTGCTTTATCAGTGTATACAGCAGAGGCGCGGGAAGTGGGAGCGGGCTTTTGTAGTAACAGCAACAGCAGACGCGCTGGAAATGCGCAGGCTTGCGCAGGAGCTTAACGCAGAGCTGGTGCTAATGGATACGACATTAAAGGAATGTCTGGAACGGATAAGAAACGACCCACAAAGAAACAGAAGCCGCAGGAAATTTGAAAGGCTTGCAATAGAGTGGCACGAAAAATACAGCAAGTCATTAAAAAAACCATTTATACCCCCCAACCTAACGAATTAAAGGGAGGGGAAACACCGGGCGGCAGGCAACCTTTTCTTTCCCCTCTGGGGTTTCGCGTAGGAGGGGGGGTAAAATGGCAGAATTTAGGAGGGGATAAAATGCCAGCGGGAGAAAATACGGAAAAATTAAAAAATATGCGCAAGCTAAAGCGGCTTTTGAAATTAGTTCCAGCAGACCGCAAGGCGGTTGCAGAAAAACTCATAGCGGAAATTGCTTTTATGGAGGACACGCTAAACGGATTGCGCAGGCACGTAGAAGAAAACGGCGCAATAGACCATTTTAAACAGGGGCAGCAGGAATTTGACCGGGAAAGCCCGGCAGTCAAGACCTATAACACCATGATACAGCGCTATAGCCTTATTTATCGGCAGCTTACAGATATGCTTCCTAAACCCGAACCGACAGACAAGGGCGCTAATGAGTTGCTGGAATTTATAAAAAAGCAGGAGTAGTGCTTGAATTATATTTTAGAATACTGGCAGCAGATAGAAAGCGGAAAAGTCATTGTTTCGGCGCGGGTAAGGAAGCAATACAAAAAGCTGGCTGAAAGGATAAAAAAACCAGAGGGAAGATATATTTTTGACGAAAAACGGGCAAACAGACCTATAGAATTTACTGAAACACTGTGCAAACAGTCGCGCGGCGAATGGGGAGGCAGGAAAATGGAGCTAGAGTTATTTCAAAAGGCTTTCATTTCTGCCCTTTTCGGCTTTATCGACAAAGAAACACGCTTGCGACAGTACCGGGAAACAATGTTTTATATTGGGAGAAAAAACGGAAAGAGTACGCTGCTTGCCTGTATCGCACTTTATATGCTGACGGCAGACCATGAGGCGGGCGCGGAAGTATACAGCGTGGCAACAAAGCGCGACCAAGCCAAAATTATATTTAATGAGGCTTACAACATGGTACAGCAAAGCCCAGCGTTAAGAAAAGCACTAAAAAAGAGAAAAGCAGACCTGTATTTTCCTACTACTTTTTCACGTTTCGAGGCTTTAAGCAAGGACAGTGGAAGCCTTGACGGCTTAAATTCTCATTGTGTCATTATAGACGAGCTGCACGGAATTAAAGACCGTAACCTATACGAAGTTATGAAGCAGTCGCAGAGCGCAAGACAGCAGCCTTTATTGATTATGATAACAACGGCGGGAACAATACGCGAATGTATTTTCGATGATATGTATACATACGCCTGCAATGTAGCAGACGGAATTTTTGAGGACGAAACTTTTTTACCGATATTGTATGAGCTTGACAGCAGGGAGGAATGGACGCGCCCGGAAATGTGGCAGAAAGCAAACCCAGCGCTAGGGACAATAAAGAAGCTGGAGGACTTGCAAAACAAAGTTATAAGGGCGCAAAATAACCCGGTTGACCTAAAGGGCATACTGGTAAAGGATTTTAATATAAGGGACACAATAGGCAACGCGTGGCTTTCTTTGGAGGATATAACCAACAAAGAAACATTCGATTTAGAGCAGTTCCGGGGCTGCTATGCAATAGGCGGCGCTGACCTTTCCAGCTCACGCGACTTAACGTGTGCAACCCTGCTTTTAATTGACAGGGAAACAGAAAAACGATATGTGGCGCAAATGTACTGGATACCAGAGGATAGCATGGAAAGGCGTGTGAACGAAGAGAAGCTGCCATATGATAAATGGTATGAGCGGGGGCTTGTGAGGCTGTGCAAGGGGAACACGATAAACTACAAGGACGTTACGGCGTGGTTTGTGGAAATGGCAAACACATACGGCATATTTCCGGCATGGATATATTACGATAGATGGAGCGCTACGTATTGGGTTGAGGAAATGAAAGCAACAGGGTTTACAGAAATGAAAGGCGTTGCACAGGGAGCAAAAACGCTGTCGCTGCCGATGCAGTTTCTAGGCGCTGATTTACAAGCAAAGAAGATTAACTACAATAACAATCCAGTGCTGCGCTGGTGTCTGTCAAATACTGGCGTACAGGAGGACAGAAACGGGAACATAGTACCGATAAAGAACCAAGCAGCAAAACAGCGAATAGACGGCACAGCGAGTTTGCTAAATGCTTATGTAGGATTGTATGAGCATTACAACGAGTTCATAGAGGCACAATAAAAGGGAGAGGGCACAATGAAGCTGAAAGATAAGAAAATACGTATACTGGCGTATGAAAGTTATACAAATAACAACGGGTTTCCTGTAGAAAAATGGAATGTAATACATGAGGGGAAGTTGTGGGCGTATTATCGCCAGCTTTCCGGGAAAGAGTTTTTTGCAGCGGCAACAGTGAACGCGGAAGAAAACGTATTATTTACCGTAAATTACAGGACAGATATAGAAACAGATATGATTGTAGAGTATGCTGGGGAATATTACCAGATTACACGTATAGACGACCACGAAGGATATAAAACAGACATAGACCTTTATTGTAAGACGAACCCGGAGCAACACCCAGACATAACAGAAGAATAGCAGGAACGGGGGCACAGCATGGACGGAAGAGAGAAAAGGGAAGAACTAGCAGCGAGAATAAAGGCGGGAGAAAAAAGCCTGCTGCCGATGCTCTGGGGGGAGTGCAGAGGCACTGTAATAATAATGGCGGCAAAATACAGGAGCATAATAGAGCAAAATGCTTTTGTTGATATGGAAGATTTTATACAATGCGGCTATTTTGCAATGCTGGAAGCAGTGGAGGCATACAACCCAGAAAAAGGCTATAAATTCACTTCTTACATGACATTCAAATACAAGAAACAAATTTACGAAATGTTCGGGAACGTGCGGGAAGGAGATAAACGCATATTCCCTGCTGCTGCCTCTTCACTAAATATAACATTGGAAAATGACGGACACGAAACGGAGCTTTTAGAAATGCTGGAAGATAAAAGCGCCGGAAGCATAGAAAGCGACTATGAAAAAAAGGAATTGCAGCAGATTGTAAGGGCAGCAGTTGGAAAGTTGCCGGAGCGGGAACGGTATGTAATACAGGAAATATATTTTAATGGACGGGCAAAAACGGAGATAGCAGACGGGCAGCGTTACAAAGACCAGTTCGCAGTTACACGAACAGAAGATAAAGCAATGTACATACTTAGAAAAGACCAGAGTTTACAGGCACTACATAGAGCATATTTCAAGAAAGAACCACGGAAGCAGAATATCTACAAGACTTCGCCGGAAGAGGCGGCAATAGAGGGCGAAAAGTGGGATAAATGGCTAGAAAATATCATGGACGAAATAGGAGGGTTCGAAAATGGGCTTTGAAAAAATGAAGGACAAGGCAGCAGAGGACTTAAAACAGTTTAGAAAGCTGGAAGGAAGCAGCGACCAGGCAGAACGACAAAAGGCAGCAGTTATAGAAGCAGCGCTGCGTATGCTTTCGGAAAGGGAAAGGGAAGTGCTGCGGGAGTTCTTTATTGACCGTGAAAAACGATATGCAGGACATAGGGCGAGGCTACAGGCAAAATATGGGCTTTGCCTTTCGGATTTGTACAGATTGAAAAATGATGCGTTGTCAAATTATTGTATGAGTATCATGGCAATAAAGGCAGCAGGAGGCAGCAGGAAATAAAAGAACCGCTTACCCTTTACCGGGCAGGCGGTTTTCTCTTTATCTCTTGCAGACGATACCAAACAGACCATTTACAAATATATAGCGGGGGTGTTCGGATTTTAAATGTTCAGCTAGAAAGCTACGAAACAGAAACGGGGTACTGGTTAGTACCTATCACAGTCGAGATTTTGAAAGAGGAGTGATTAAACAATGACACTGGGACTGAAAGATTTATATTACGCCGTATGCACAGAGGCAGACGGAGCAGAGAGCTACGGGACACCTAAGAAAATGGCAGAGGCAATGAGCGCCGATTTGTCCGTAAAGACAGCAGACGGCAGTTTGTATGCAGACGATACATTAAGCGAGAGCGTTACGGAGTTTGCAAGCGGAACACTTAAGCTGGGAATTAAAGATCTTACGCCGGAAGTGCTGGCAGAGCTGCTGGGGCAGGCAGTAGATAAGAATAGCGTAGTATGGGCGGGAAAAGAGGACGAGCCGCCGTACGTTGCTGTAGGGTTCAGAGCTAAGAAAACGGGCGGTAAATACCGTTACGTATGGCTGCTTAAAGCAAAATTTAAAGTGCCGTCTGAAAAGTACGAAACAAAGGGCGAGAGCATCAAGTTTAACACGCCGGATATTGAGGCATCTTTTACAACGAGAAAGAAAGATAATTTGTGGAAAGCTGATTTTGTGGGAACAGAGGAAAGCGCAGCGGCTAAGACGTGGTTTACAGCAGTGCCGGAAAAGGCAGCAGCAATGGAAAGTGTATAAAACAGGAAAGGAGAGAGGCGTAGCATGGGCTGCGCCTTAATTTTATATCATGGGAGCATTAAAGAGCGGGGCTTTTCCCGTAGAGCTGAACGGCAAAGAATATGGTTTACTTTTTTCACTGAACGCATTAGACGAAGTACAGGAAAAGTTTGGGGGCTACGACAAATTAAGTGAGGTATTCAATAAAGATAACCCAAACCTTTTTAAAGATACAAGGTGGTTACTTACGCTGCTTATTAACGAGGCACTTTTAGCAGAGGACGAAAACGCACAGCTACTGGAAGAGAAGAGGGTAGGCAGACTGATACACGCAGGAAATTTGCAGGAAGTACAGAACGCTATTTTTAAATCGTTCTACAGAGGAACAGCGGGAGACAACAGAGACGCAGAGAACGAAAACGACGGAGAAGAAACAACAGAAGAGGGAAACAGGGAAGCCGTGCAGGAAAATTAGATACTGCACGGCTTTTGTATATTGCAGTAGTGCTTTTGAGATACAGGGAACGTGAGGCGTGGAGAAAAACACCATACCAGATAACGACACTGTTTAAATATCACAAGGAATATAACCCGCACATTTTCCGACAGGAACAGGCGGGAACACCAGCAGCTACAGAAAACATGGACGATATAGACATAGCGTTAGGGGGCTTTTAATTATGGCAGATAAGACGCAGAACGTCAAAACAAGGTTAAGTTTTGACGGAGAGGCAGAGTATAAAGCAGCCTGCAAGGAAATTAACAGCACCCTTAAAGTGCTTAATTCTGAAATGAAACTTGTAACGGCTGAATATAAGGACAATGCAAGCAGCGTAGATGCGCTGAAAGCAAAGCAGACGGTACTACAGAAAACATACGACGAGCAGGCAAAAAAGGTAAAAGAAACCGAGGCGGCTTTAGAAAAATGTCGAAAGGCAACAGGAGACAATAGCGAAGAAAGTAAAAAACTTGAAACCCAGTTAAATTACCAGAAAGCAGCGCTTGTAAAGACAGAGCAGGAATTAGGCAAAACGACTGACGAAATGGAAAAAGCAGAAAAAGCCGCTGACGAAATGGGAAAGGAAATAAAAGACAGCGGGGAACAGGCAGACGACGCAAAGGGGAAATTTTCTGGATTTACAAGCGTGCTAAGCGGAATGGGTACAGCACTTAAAGCAGCAGCAGCGGCGACGGCGGCAGCAGTTGCGGGAGCGGCAACAGCCATAGGAGCGCTTACCACAAAAGCGATAGAGGGATACGCAGCACAGGAACAGCTTGTAGGCGGTGTAGAAACTCTTTTTAAAACGTCGTCTGATACGGTTGTTGGTTATGCAAACGACGCATATAAAACAGCCGGAATGTCTGCAAATGAGTACATGGAAACAGTTACCAGCTTTTCAGCGTCGCTGCTTGCCAGTATGAATAATGACACGGCAGCGGCAGCAGAAAAGGCAAACGTGGCAATTACGGATATGTCAGACAATGCAAATAAAATGGGTACTGACATATCGCTTATACAGAACGCCTATAACGGTTTTGCAAAGCAGAATTATACCATGCTGGATAACTTAAAGCTGGGATATGGCGGTACAAAAGAGGAAATGCAGCGGCTGCTTGATGATGCAAGCAAGCTATCCGGCATTAAGTACGATATTTCATCATATTCAGACATTGTAGACGCTATTCACGTCGTACAGACGGAAATGGGCATAACAGGGACAACGGCAAAAGAGGCAAGTACAACAATAGAAGGTTCGGTTAGTTCCATGAGTTCAGCGTGGGACAACTGGGTAGCTGGAATGGCAGACAGCGAGGCGAATTTCTCACAGCTTACAAGCAATCTGGTAGACAGTATCGTAACAGTGGTAGGGAATATAGCACCGAGGGTAATAGAAACAGTGCCGAGGCTGGTAAGCGGACTGGGAGAAATCGTAGAGCAGCTTGCAACGTATATACCACAGGTTATACAGGAGTTATTACCGCCTTTAATGAGCGGCGTACAGGACTTGCTTAATACGCTGGTTGGAATGCTGCCGGAAATGATAAGCATAATCGGGCAGATTATACCGACAATCATAGATACGCTGCTTACTATATTACCGCAGCTTTTAGAGGCAGGCGTACAGATTATTACGGAATTGGCGCAAGGTATCGCACAAGCGTTACCTACATTGCTGCCAACAATCGTAACGGTGGTTACGAACATTGTAACCATGCTGATAGAAAATATACCGTTGCTGATTACAGCAGCATTACAGCTGCTTACGGGGCTGGCACAGGGACTGGTAGCAGCGCTGCCCGTACTGATTGAGGCACTGCCGGAAATCATAACGGCTATCATAAATGCACTGGTTGAGGGCATACCGCTTATTATCGAAAGTGCGGGCGATATTATAGTTGCATTGATCGACGGCATCATAGATGCAATACCGCTTTTAATCGCAGCCATACCGCAGATTATAGCAGCCATTGTAACAGGACTGATTACGGGGCTGCCTAAGATTTTGACGGCGGCAAGCAAGCTGGTAACGACAATAATAAATAAAATAAAAGAGCTACCTACTCTGATACCGCAGGCAATCGCTGCGGGCGTTGAGAAAATAGCAGAGTGGGGCGCAAATATGCAGGAAAAAGGCGGCACAGTTATAACAGATTTTGTAACGAAAGTTATAGATATTGTTAAGGAGCTGCCGCAGAAAATCTGGAACAGTATAGTAAGCGCAGTAACCAGAGTGGCTACGTGGGGCGCAAATATGCAGACCAA